TGACCAGCGAGGTATAGCTTCTAAGTTTGGTGAAGTCCAATGAAAGTTTACTCCCCCGACTGTTTGTTCATTCGTAGTCGTAGGAGTAGGGTTGATATATCCCGTTTCAGATTCGATATTATGTCCTGATGCTGAGTAGGAGTAGCCTGTCCGATACTGATGGCTCGTGATCGTTTCATTTATAATTGATTCAGAAGTGCTAGAAGTCTGACTTGAGCCAGATCGGAATTGAGGTACTACTGGCACAGCAAGGGTTCTTACTGGTAATACTAATAAAACTAGCAGCCAAAGTCTAGTCAATCGTAATAGTAACTTTAGTAGATCCTATACAGCTTGTACCAGACCCCCCTGCGGTACAAGTGTGAATCCCAGAACTTAACGAAGTAAGTGCAAGGTTTCCTGCTGTACCACCCGAAGCTACGGTTGTCGTTCCACCTAATACTGGTAATGCTGCGATTCCTGCACTAGGAGTTACAGCAGATGGTGTAGCGTCACCCATTATTACGGATTCTGTTTTGCTGAAGGCCGACCCCGATGTTGTCACCGTAGTGTCAGTTTGTATCATCGCTGGCACTCCGTCACTCAAAGAGCCAACATTGATCCCACCAATCTTTCCTGATGTTGTGGTATCTCCTACAGTTACAGATGGGGTAATATTGTTTCCACTTAAAGAATAGGTCGTACCAACTTTTTGGGTCGTTACGAAGGGCATATCAACTGTGATTTGTGCTGAAGTAACAAACTCTTGTTTTATGTCTGCAAATGCAGCAGATGGTAGAAATAGAAGTAGAGCAAATAGTTTTTTCATTTGATACCTACATTAGTGTCCTTGTTATCTACTATTTTAGCAGCGTTTGTGGGTTTCTTTTTGTTAACGGAGATACCATAGCTGCCTAAAACCCCACTGGTCAAGCCAGCTAAAA